GATAATGCTCTGCCTGAAGGCCCAGATGAATCACCATACGATTCTTGGACGTATGACAGCACAGCATTTGTTTGGAATGCACCTCTGCCTAAACCTGAAGGTGAGGCTACTTGGGACGAAGAGGCTTATCAGGAAGACAACACAACCGGGTGGATAACTATAGGAAGCTAATATGATAGAAGTGGCAGCAGCGATTAGCTTGGCTAACTCTGCTTTCACTGCACTAAAGACGGGGATACAGAGGGGAAAAGAACTAAAAGAAATGGGGGATAGCTTGGCAAAGTTCTGGGATGCAAATGACCAGATAGCCCAAGCAAAGATAGAACACGAATCCAAGCCTTATGTAACTAAAGTGTTTGGTGCTGAAAGCGTAGAAGCCGAAGCTATGCAGATAACAATGGCTAAACACAAAGCAGCACAGATGGAGAAGGAACTGAGAGAGTTTCTAATCTACACAGGAGAAGGTGACTTTTACAGGGATATGTTGCGGGAACGCAGAAAGATAAAGCAACGTAGGCTAGAACAGATAAGAGCAGCAGCACAGCGTAAGAAAGATTTGATAGACATAACGATAGTAGTTGTTGCAGCAGTGGTAGTAATAGGCACATTAGCAGCAGCCGTTTCAGCAGTAGCGAGTGTATAGATGACCGAACAAGAGATAGAAGACTTAATTGACAGAGCAGCCAGAGAAGGTGCTAAACAGGCACTGAGAAACATTGGGCTGTCTGACGAAGAAGCCTATGATGATGTCAAAGAACTAAGGTCTTTACTGGAGACTTGGCGTGACACTAAAAAGACTGTGGGTCAGACCATAGCTAGGATGCTAACTACTGCACTGTTGGCTGCTTTAGCTACAGGTGTTTGGATGAACTGGGGTGGTAAGTAATGCTTAATCTTATTGGTAGTCTAGCTGGCCCTATTGCTGGGATACTAGACAAGTTCATAGAAGACAAAGACAAGAAGGCTGCCCTGGCTCACGATATAGCTACTATGGCAGAGAAACACGCTCATGAGGTAGTCAAAGCACAGCTAGAGATAAACAAGGCAGAGGCTGAACATCCTTCTCTGTTTGTGTCAGGGTGGAGGCCAGCAGTAGGTTGGGTCTGTGTCTTAGGCATGGCAGGTAACTTTATTACTATCCCGTTTACTAACATGGTGCTAGAACTACTAGAGTACGATGTCGTCATCCCACTGATTGACATGGAGACTCTGTTGCCTGTCTTGTTAGGTATGCTTGGCTTAGGTGCTATGCGCACTGTAGAGAAAGTTAAGCAGGTAGAGAGGAAGTCATAGTGCCTGATTTAAATGATAATCCTTTTATAAGTAATGATACTTCTCTTTTTCCTACAACTTCTGGGGTAGGGGGTTTTGATATTACTCCTGGCTTATCTTCTATGAATCGAGCTAGAGCTGATTTACAAGACCAGTTAAATTACATAAATAACATAAGGAAGATGATAAGGGATGTTGCTCTTGAGGGTGGTGCTTCTTGGGAAGATGCTAATAAAGCAGCTACTGATGCAGTTCCTATAACTTCTACTACTTCTGAAGAAGAAGAACTAGACATACTTACAAGCACCACTGACGATGACACTACTCAGACTGAGATTATTGACGACAAAACAGATGAGCCTACTTTAGCTGACATCATAGGTGGCTGGCTAGAAAGACAGACAGGCCCAGTAACTCAAGAAAGAATCAGAGGTGTGCTTGACCGTTATGGTAAGACAGTAGGAGACTTTAACGAAGCTGTAGCAGACGTAGAAGGTATCCCAGAGTTTGAGGACTTTGTAACTGAAGCTGACTTAGCTACTCCTCCTCCTGATGTTGTAGAAGATACTACTGTAACTGACAAGCCTAAGCCTTCTACTACAACTACTAAAGCAGACCCTACTGAGTTACCTAAGCCAACTACTACGCCTACGACAACTACTGACGAAGAAGAAGAAGAAGAAGATACTACTGATGACGAAGAGTACGTTGATTTAAACGCTCCTAAGCCTCAGATTCCTACTCCGGGACTACCTCAGCAGCCTACAACAGAGCCAGAACCGGCACAACAGGGGATGTTTGCTTTTGCTGCTGCTAGTCCTAACAGAACAACATCAGAGGTACTAGCTCCTGACCTCTTTAAGATAGACGCTAACATACCATTAGTAGGTAGACTAACACAGGCAAGTCCTATGGCTGCTCCACAGTATCTGTTGAGTGGCATATCACAGAGATACAAGGTGTAAGATGACATATTTAAATTTAGTAAACAACGTCCTAAAGAGACTGCGTGAGGCAGAGGTAACTACTGTAACGCAGAACACCTACTCTGCTATGATTGGGGAGTTTGTGAATGATGCCAAAGAGTTTGTAGAAGACGCTTGGGACTGGTCTGCTCTGAGGACTACCATCACAGTGTCTACCGTGGCAGATGACAACAGCTACTCACTGACTGGCTCAGGCATCAAAGACAAGCTGTTAGATGCTATTAACGATACCTCTAACGTCAGACTGAAGATGGACTCACTAGGTAAGTTCAACGAAAGACTACACATCTCAGGCACAGCCACTGGCGCACCTCTGTACTTTACCTTCTCTGGTGTGGACAGCAACGATGACAGAACAATCAATGTGTACCCTACACCTAACGGTGTCTACTCTCTACGCTTTGACCTGACTGTAAAGGAAGACAAGCTGTCAGAGGATGCCACAGACTGCGTACTGCCCCCTAGTCCTATCATACACTTAGCGACTGCTATGGCTGTACGTGAGCGTGGTGAGACTGGTGGTACTTCTACACAGGAATACTTTGCCATAGCTAATACCAGCCTGTCTGATGCTATAGCTTTAGATGCTGGACACTTCCCACACGAGACTGAGTGGAGAGCCGTTTAATGGCACAACAGTTACAGAACATTACCATTGCAGCTCCCGGCTTCTTTGGTATTAACACACAGGACTCGCCCATAGGACTTAATCCGTCCTTTGCGTCTATTGCAGA